TAATATAGGAGTAGGGTGAGGTATGGATACCATTGAACTCGTCCGCTCACCCTACTATATATTCCTATAAGATAGCTCCCAAATATTTAGGTTTTTTAGCACGGATAACCCCTACTAAGGCACGTTGTGCAAAGGAAATAGTATCGGCTTGCAACCCAGAATCACGTAGGGTTGCATACATCTTTACATCGCCAAAGCAACGGAACACCTCGTCTGTAACCCATACGAAAGACGATTGTTTGTCTTCAGTATCTTTGGTAGCTCCGAAAGGTTTCTTTTCGCCCGTTTTGGTGTAGAGTGGGGTTTGGTTATATTGGAATACCTTAATACCATACATTTGGTTTTCGTTCATAATATCCTTATAAAGACGCTTGTCTTCTTTGCGGATACGAGCAAAGTGGTCAGCATTAAGGCAGATGTTAATACCATTATAGATATCTTTACCCTCCAAAAAGGACTTGATGTCGATAATAGCATCTATTACCGAGTCGCTGGCTGAGAGGAGGCACACCTTATTCCAATCATCATTTTTTTGGGGAGCCCAAGCATATGCTGCACGTTTCCCTAAGTTGTTTTCTAATGATAAACGGTGGCGTCCGATAATACTGGAGCGTTTGTCGTAGGAAAGCTCAATATCTTGTAACTCTCTGTGGCGTGTTTGTTCGGTAGAATAGGTGTGTAACACTACCTCATTACCTATATCGGTAATATCGGTAACGGGCAATGGGTTATTAGCTGTAGCAAAATAATCTTCGTGTACGGCAGGTTCCACACCCGCTTCAGCAAGGTGTAACTTGTTATGCTCTACATATTGTGACAAGTCCACACTTTGGTATATAAACGAGTTATTAGGTACAGGGTTTTCTTTGATACCTGCTATCCATACCTCGGTTTGAAGCCCCTCCATTGCAATACCCTTAAAGAGTTCTGGGGCTATGTACTGGGTTACGGTGGAAGTTGCTACGATAGTTGTAGCCACCAAGGGTACTGAGGCACCCAAAGCTGGGGCGATAAAAAGGGAGGCAAGGAATGCCAAAACCACATTAATACATAATGCTTTTAATGATAATTTCATACTGTTTTAAATTGTTTTTAAAGGGTTATTAAATTACTTTTCGGTGTAGCGTACCCCATTGGCGTACTCTTTAGCTAAGCGGGCATACTCTTCGGGTTCCTTGTCTCGGAGAGCTCGGAGCCTTTCGGGGTTTTTCTTTTGCAAGTAGTCAAAGCTTTCATTGGCTGTACCTGTTGGTTTTGCTCCTGCTCCCAACACTACCTCACGTACGGTGTTAGCCTTCCCTTGCTGTGTATTCTCAGCTTCTTTGTCGGCTACAAGTTTAGAGAGCACCGCTTTTTGTCCGTCAAAATCGGCTTCAAACTGCTTTAGCTGACTTTCTTTGAGGGCCTGTGGGATAAGCCCTAATTGTACGGCTTTGTCTACTAAGGTAGAGGCTTCGGCGGTGCGAGTTTCGCTAATTGTTTTTTTCAGAGCCACTACTTCGGTTTCTGCTTTTTCTTTGGCGGTTTTTAGGTTATGTAAGGCGCTTAGTACTGCCTCTTCTTTCACATTCTCGCCCATACCAAGGGCAAGGGCTATCACTTTAATGTCCATATTGTTTGATGTATTAGTTACTATTTTTTTGAGTTGAAAGGGCTTGCCGTCTTTTGATAGCTTCAAAGCGTTGTCGTTGCCCCCTATATCTACAATGGAAATCTCCACCAGCTTACAAGCGGTTACGGTCTCATAGACTTGTCCTTCTAAGATATGCTGTGGCTCGGTAGATACTTCTTTAATTTCGGCAAACATCGAAGCCATACGTATATAGCCACGTTCTACTTTGCCAGCTATCTTCTTAGCGAACTCGTCTTGCTCGTCAAATTCCACTTCTGCTATAAGAGTAGTTCCCTCCTTGTATAGTTTAGTACAACGCCCTATGACTTCACTACCCTTATAAGCATTGACACCTCTTTCGTGCATAAAGAGTACAACGGGGTTGCGCATATATTGGGCATAGTCAATACCATCTGTAAGGATGCGGTAGCCGTAGCTATTTACATTTTCGGTATTGATGATAAATTGGTGTTTCATTAGCAAATGGGTGTTAGTTCGTACTTAATTCTGGTGCAAAATTCAGTAGGTTTTGGCAAGTATAAAAATCGGCAAACAAACCTTGTAATAATTTACCCCAAACCTTGTACTAATTTACCCCAAGCATTGGGAGCTAATTTCGCTACCTACTTTATATGTATGACCTTTGCACTGATAAAAACACAGTACACAATGGAATTCGACCTCAAAGAACTCACTGCACGAGCATTTTTGGACTACGTAGGCCCTGCCTTTCCCTCGTGGTGGGCTAACAATAAAACAAAATATGTACTTCCGAGCCTCTCCAATATTAGTGAAGCGCGTAGCAATGGAAGTGAGTATTTTATGACACTGAAAGTAGCCGATAAAGCAGGCGTGCAAACACTCTTTCCAAACGAACCTTTGGTGAGTTTCTCCCTTACTAAAACCATAGTAGAGACGGCAACAGTAGGCAAACACCGCAGGGGCAAAGTAAAAGAGTATATTGCTACCGAAGACTGGCAGATTACCATTAAGGGGCTTTGCATAGACACTAATAACCCCGACTTGTACCCTACAGCACAGGTGCAAAGTCTTAACCGCTTGTTTGAAAAGAACGAAAGTCTGGAGGTCATAGGTAACAAACTCTTTACCCTTTTTGATATTCGTAACATCGTGCTAAAAGATATTAGTTTCGAGGCTATGGAGGGTAAGGAAGGTATACAGAAATATACCATCAAAGCTGTATCAGATATGGACTTCTATGCTGAATTAGACGAAAAACGAACCCAACTTAACAACTTATACTAATGTTTGTATTACAAGCGATTATCAAAATAGGAGATTACACTTTCAAGGCTGTGCACAGTGTGAAAATCACCAAATCGGTAGAGGAGTTAGCCGATACCTGTATTATTGAACTGCCTACCCATTTTAAAGTAGCTAAAGGAGGTGATAGCCTCTATACAGAAAAGGCTATCAAAGCAGGCGATAAGGTGAGCGTTACCCTTGCTTATGAAGGGGTATATAGCGGGGTAGAGTTTGAGGGCTATGTAAAGAAGGTCAAACCAAGCATTCCTGTAAGCATAGAGTGTGAAGACGCTATGTATTTGCTTAGACGAAAAAATATCAATAAATCGTGGCAAAAAACAACTCTTAAAGAAGTATTGCAGGAGGTAGTAAAAGACACTCCTATTGTCTTGGTTGATAATATACCACAAATGCAGTTAGACCAGTGGCTCATTCGCAATGCCAATGGTACGCAGGTATTAGAGAAGCTCAAAGAGGAATTTAGGCTAAGTATCTTTATCAACAATGAGGGCAAGCTATACGCAGGACTCTCGGAGCTTACCAATATAGGGCAAACCGCACACTATGACCTCAATTACAACATAGTGACGAATGACTTGGAATATCGTACTAAAGACGAACGTAGACTAAAAGTACAATATACCTACATTGACAAAAACAACAAAAAGAAAACTGTAGAAGAGGGTGACCCTGATGGCGAACTAAGAACATTTCACACTTCTGTGATGAGTGATGAGGCAAAACTACGGGCTATGGCAAGAGCGGAAATAGAAAAGCTAAAGTACAACGGATTTGACGGCTCTATAACAAGCTTCTTAGTCCCTTTCGCTACACGTGGTATGCAGGCACATATTATTGATAAAGAACTGAAAGAGATAGATGAGCGGTACTTCATTAAGAAGGTAGAAACTACCTTTGGACGTAATGGGGCACGCCGACAAGTAACCATAGGAGCAAGATTATGAGTGTAGATAGAGAATTAGTCGAAGGGCTTCGTAAGTTAGGCAAGCGAAAAACCCCTACCATAGCCGTAGAAGTAGTATCAGTAGACAAATCGCAAGGTACGTGCGTGGTGAAAGACGATGAGCTACAATATACCGTGCGCCTCGCTTCGGTGATTAATGATAACACCGAGCGTTTTTACCTTTTCCCTAAGGTAGGAAGTAGCGTGCTGATTGCTTCGATAGGGGAAGACGAAAACCGCTATTATGTAGTCGCTTATAGTGAGATTGAGAGCGTGAGCCTACGGATAGAAGACACACAACTTACCATAGACAAAGCAGGAGTACACCTACAACGGGGTGAAGTAGATTTTAAAAGTCTTTTAAATGACCTTTTAAGTGAACTTAAAACGGCAGTGATACAAACCCCCGCAGGAGTAGGCAACTTCGCCCCTAACAACGTGGCAAAGTTTGAAGAGATTAACAACAAGATTAATGAATTACTACAATAGAATATGGCACGACTAACGGCCGTTGAGGCAGATTACAAAAAATCACAAGCTAAGGAGCTTTTTGCCAAAGGCTTTAGCATTGCCAATATCTCGGAAATGATAGGTATTGGCATTAAAACGCTTGGCAAATGGCGAGAGGAGGGCAAATGGGACGATGAGAAAGAACTGCAAACACTCAAACCTTCCAATATTCGCAAACTCACCCTCAAGTGTGCGCAGGCTATTGAGCGAGGCGAACCCTTACCTTATAAGGCGGACGATATTACTAAAATCGTTGCCGCCTTTGACCGCATTACTGACCATAATAAAATAGCAGTATATACGATGGAGAGCCTCGACGGGTTTTCTAACTTTATCTTAGAGAAAGCAGGGCAAAGTAGCGGTAAAAAGCGTGAAACCTATATGAATACCATTAAAGAGATACGCCCTTACTTTGATATGTATATAACCGAATTATTACAGAAAGGAGATGACTAAAACAGAACTCAAAGAAGCCAAAGAACGTTATTTTGCGAAGTCGAAAATGATTAGGGAGCTTACCTACGAGGCTATCCAAAAGGAAACAGCCGACGAGCAGGAAGCACGTATCAAACGACTTTTAAAGCCAGAAAACTATGGTGAGTTTTTCGACTACTATTTCGGGCTTGACAGTGGTTTGCCTTTGGGTGATGCTAAAACACCTAAGTTTCATATTGACGATTATATAAGGCTATACAAAGACCCTTATATCCGTCAGTTTAGAAAGAAGTTTAGGGGTGCAGGTAAGTCTATACAGTCGAATGTAGGCAATATATGCCACCTCAAGCAGAATAACCTTACCTTCTTTCCTATCCTTATAGGGGCTAACGAGGGCTTGGCTAAAATACTACTGTCCGACTTGCAGGCTCATTTAGAGAACAATCAGAAGTTTATCAAGGACTTTGGGTTGCAACTCTCTTATGGGGATTGGTCTGACGGTGATTTTCAAACCACAGACGGCAAGCACTTCAAAGCCTTGGGACTTAACCAACCTTTCAGAGGGTTGCGTTTTGGTATGTATCGCCCTGACTTGGCTATTTTAGACGATATAGAGGACTTGGATAGAGCTAAACGCCCCGATATGATAGAGAAGTACGGCAAGAAGATAACAGGCGACTTGGTGAAGGCTTTCCATCGCAAGCGAGGCAGGCTCATCATCAATAACAACTATATCGTAAAAGACGGCATATTAGACTATCTATACGACAAGTGGAAAGATAGCCCACACCTGCACGACTCGGTTACGAATCTTGCTACTGTGAATATCACCCGCGAGAACTATATGGATGTAGAGTGGGAGCCCTCGTGGATAGAACGCGATACTAAGGAGGATATTATTCGTATTCTAATGAATGATGACTACTATACCTCACAGCGAGAGGATTTCAACAACCCTATTGAGGAGGGCAAGCTCTTTAAGGCGAAAGATATTGCCTTGGTACGCATAGCCGACAACGAGGCGTGGGACGGATTGCTTGACCATTGGGACTTATCCTACACCGCTACGGGCGACTATAAAGCGGGGGTACTCATTGGCATCAAAGGTATTAAGCTGTACGTGTTAGAGGTATTTTGCCAAAGGTGTGAACTTAATGCAGCTATGGAAGTGCGCGCCCAATGGGTGAAAAAGTACCTTAAAAAAGGCTATAATACTATGGGCTTCTTTGATGCTACTATGGCACAGAAAGCCGTCTATACCCCTATTATTATGCAGAGTGCAGAGGACAACGCTTGCCCTAATATCCCTATTGGTCTGCACCAGGAGGGCGACAAGCACAACCGTATCTCGGCAGGGATTACCAATGCGCTCTTTCGCAAGATATTGTACTGGGACGAGACTCTTCCCAAGCGTTCAGAAAAGGACTATAACGCTTTTAATAAACAGCTACTTTCTTTTGAAAAAGGAACAGCTTCAAACGATGACGCCCCCGATACCTTAGAGCGTGCCATTACCCTTGCTCAACAGTATTTTGGCTATTCTGAAAACCCATTACAAAGCGGGCGACCTTTTATTGCTAAACACAAACGTAGAACTATATGAGTACTCCGAGAAAAGAACTATTTGTAAAAGTAAAAAAAGCCCTTGCCTCTATTGAAGGCATTGAGCTCATAGACCTGCAACGAGGGCAGTTTGACAACCCCGAAAATGGCTATCCCGAAATATGGACAGCTGCACTCATACAAGTAATGCCTATCACATATGAGACGATGACCCAACACCTGCAAGAGGGCGAATGTGAGTTCCATATAGACTTTTATTGTAAGGACGGATGGACAGACCAACACTTAGGCACTGCTGACCCCGAAGAGGGGCTTATGGAGTTGGATATATTGGATAAAATCACTGATACGATACAATTCCTGCAGGGCGAGCAGTTCAAACCCGTACAGCAGGTGCGAGAGGAGGAACTACACCTAAGTGATGACGGCATTATGAGCTATCGCATAACCTTCACCACACGCATTTATAGACAAACACCCTATCCTTACGAACCTAAGAAACTCAAATTAAATATGATTTAAAATGTATTTAACCAAAGACGAACTCAAAACCGTAACCACCAAAGAGGTAATAGACCTTATCACCCAAGGCGATGAGCAGATAGTAACCGAAATCATTGCCGAAAGCATAGACCTAATGGCTTCTTACCTCTATAAGTATTACAATACGGAGGCTATTTTTGCCAAAGAGGGTGACGAGCGTAGCAAAATACTGCTCAAGTACCTTAAGGATATTGTTATCCACGAAATCTATATAAGGCGAACTAAAACACTTAACCAAGTAGCAAAGCTCCGTTATGACGAGGCTATGCTATGGCTTGAGAAAATAGCCAAAGGCGAAATAGAAGTCGCCCTACCCAAGCGCCTCAAAGACACTGATGGCGACGGCACCCCCGATACACCCACGCCTTTTATGAAGCTCGGAGGGCGCAAAACCTACCGCAATCACTGGTAGAATCCTCCCCCAACCCCTCCCAAAGAGGGGAGATTGTGAGGGTAATTAGTAACTAAAACCGTTACCCCGTACGGCTTGCCCCTCTCCTTGGGAGAGGGGAACGGGGAGAGAATTATGAACAACAACTTACAAGAACTCCGCCGAAAGCTCGAAGCCCTCGCGCGCTTGGTGGCTAATGATGTCCCCGTTGTACTTAAAACAGAGGGGCTCAAGTTTATTCAAAAGAACTTCCAAGATGAGGGGTTTAATGATGAGGGCTTACAGAAGTGGCAACCTCGCAAAACTACCGATACACGAGGGAGAGATCTTACTCGTTACCGCTCGGATAGGGTAGGCAAAAAGGGCACCCTTACCTCCTTTGGCAAGCGTAATCAGGGGCGTGCTATCCTTACGGGGCACAATTCAGGAGGCAACAAGCTGCGCAATTCATTTAGGGCACGTACCGAGAAAATGAAGGTTACCTTCTACACCCATAAGGAGTACGCCCGTAGACATAATGAGGGGTTAGAGGGTATGCCTAAGCGCCAATTTATAGGCTACTCCAAAACCTTATTTAATAATATAAAAAAGGAAATAGACCGTTTATTCAATCAACTACAATAATGGCAAAGCAACCCCATAAACAACGTATAGAAAAGAGTGTTACCCTTAGCGGTAATGCCCTTAATAAAAAGGTACATTTGGGCAAAAATACGGCTCAAAATATTCAACAAGTAACTAATCTAATGGTGGACATCATCAAGCGCCAACGCAGGCTATGGCGTACCGAACTCAACCATTGGCACTCGGCTCGTTATGCCCGCTATAGTGTCGACTACCCTCGTACTTACCCTTTGGAGGAGGTATACCAGGATGTACTCCTCGACGGACACCTCACGGGTATCACCGAAAACCGTACTTTGCGAACTACCA